TTACGTTAAAGTAGATACTGTAATCACCATCGGGGATAGGATAGAGATCTACATAGGTATCGCCATTAGCATCCGTACCGTTAAAGTTATAACGATCAGGAGGGCCTTTAAGCGTAGTGCCTAAGTTCAAAAACAACTCATTCATCTTGCTAGTTGTTTCTAACTTTAAGAATGAATCAGTCTCTTGGTTAACAACATCAAGCACACGAAAGCGCTGACCAGAGCCAGTCATAACATACCTGTAGATATTGTTGCTGGTGTCTACAGTTATAGTAGCACTTAAAGAGTTCCAGTTATATGTATCTTCTACCTGCCTTTTAGCATCATTAACAAACTGACCAATTAACTTGCTATAGCGTGTGTCAGTAACAGCAGTAACTTCATCTTCACGGAGACGAATTAATACATCATTAACTGCTTGTAGATATGTTTTAGTAGACATTTAGCAATCCCATTTCTTCAATGCTAGTGCTTTACGAGTTGGTCTGCCTTTAGAATCTTTCATAGGCCCAGGAACACCACTCATACGCGCACAGAAAGACTTCCTTCGTTTGGCTGCTGTAGGGGACTTTGCTGCCTCTTTAGAGGACACTGGAGGCTTTAGATTAGCGCCTTCAGTACGCTTAAAGTATTCCCTGCCTTTAGCGTTTAAACCACCTGTTTCATTTTGGTATGCTTTTTTAACCATTTGAAATTTCCACAACGGCCTTACATAAATTTAAAAAATCATTTTCAGATAAATTACTTTTTGCTACATTAGCCGCTCTACAAACTAACTGAACATTTCCTGGCTCATACCCTAAAGATGAGTCTATCCTGTCTATGCTACAATTTGTATGAACAACTCCCTTTCCTAATTCCATTGTCATATCCCAACCTGTCAAAGCACATTTTCCGTTTTGACAAAACCAAAGTGTTTCTAAAGCATCTACAGAAATACAATTTTTACCTCTTTGAACAGCTTTGCCTCTTAGATAAGTTAAAAAAGACCTTACTGTTTTTGTTCGTTTGTATGCTGTAAATTGTAACTTTTCAGGTCCCCATGTTTTTTTATGATAATCTGCTTGATGCTTTGAAAAACAACTTTTACACCAAGACAAATATTTAATCTTTCCTGATTTTAATGGCTTTTTGTATTTTGAAAAGTTGTTATCAACAGGTTTTAATACTTTACATTTAGAACACGTTTTATATAGAACATTATTTGTTTCTTCATTATTAACATAATTTGAATTCTTAACCATTATGTTTGATCCTTGGTGCTGATTGGTAGACAAACACCTTCCATAAACTCTATATCTAATTCTTTCTCTGCTTTGTACATAAACTTCTGTGCTGCTGCTGTACACTCTCGTTCGCTGTAGAAGTTTTCATCAGGCTTCCAGAAGGCGCATTGCCCATCGATACAGAAGACTACGACAGCGATCCAGAGTTTCATTTCTTTTTCTTTCTAGCCTTGCCAGCAGCACTGAGTGCTATAGCAATTGCTTGTTTCTGTGGTTTACCTGACTTCATCTCTTTGCGTATATTCTCAGAGATAGTCTTCTGTGATGAACCTTTCTTAAGCGGCATATCTGTTCCTTTATGTTACTTAAGCAACTTTATTTGACCGTTTACGAACAGTCTTCTTAGCCTCTTTAAATGCTGCTGCTGTAGGCGCTCCTTTAGAACCAACAGCACGCATACGCTCACCAGAGCCAGCAGCGATACGCTTACGCTTTGCGTGTATGTTAGCGTACAATCCTGGTTTAGTAGCCACGCTTAACCTTCTTCTCTTTCATACCACCAGACTTCTTCATACACTTACCAGCTTTCTTACACTTAGCAGGGGTAGGACAACCAGGACAGGGTTTAAACATAGTGATACTCCTTAGGTATTAAATTGAACCGCTAACTTAGGATCTAACTCTACCGAAATAATAAAGGTAAATGTAGTAAGGTTGTCTTGTTGTTCTACCCTAACTTCATCACCTTCTTCCATTACTACATACTTACCATCTCCACCCCACTCAAGTCCTGTTCCAGTATTGAAGGTAGTATTAACAATTCCATACTCTGCATTAGCAGACTTATCGTACCAATACACAGCAGCAGTTTTGTTGTTAGCGCCAATGTTGGCTACATACAACAATGTCCATAATGCTGTTTGATGCGTAGGAACAGTATAAATAGTTTCCTTAGCAGCAGTGTTCTTGGTCTTACCTAGGCTAATCTTTCTTGACATTATTCTTTCCTAGCCAGCCTTGAACTGTATCAGTTTCATAAATTCTAAAACAAGTCCATATAATCGTTAGCAGTGCTGCAATGGCTGGCAACACTTCTGCAAGCGTACCAACTACTGTCACTATTGATACTGCATCTCCAGCAGCCTTTGCGGTCTCGTGTTGTATTGCCATTCTATCCTCTTAGAGTTAATCAAAAGAAACTTTATATTTACCGTCAATCTTCTCTACTTTAGGTGGAACAGAGTAACCATACAACACTCTATTATGCGTATCCATCAGGGTTGACGAAGGTGCTATAGTGACTTTAATACCACGCCAACAAGCATCCCTAATCCAGTGTTCTATACAGGCTCTTCCAGCTTCAGCAAACCCACGATTGTTAGCGTAGGTAAAATCCATTCCATACAACTTAATATGCTTGACACCTAAGTATATTGCATAACACAGAGCATAAGCAGTGGTGTTATTAATGTAAGGATATTGTATTACATTAAGAACATCTTCAAGCGGATACTCTACAGCACCAGGAAAGTCTTTATAAGTCTTCTGTGCGTATATCGGACCTGGATGTTTGTGCAACCAGTCGGAATAACCGACAAGTCCAGGATTCTCTGATCGCGCTACCTTTGCAAAGTAAGGCAAGTCATCCATCACAAACAATCTATCATGCTGAATAATACTACCCATTGCATTGATAGCCCAAGTCTCATCTGCTACTTGAAACCTGCTTGACTTGCTGATACAATCGCTTATGTAATCATTCCTGCTAGGCCCCATTGCCACTATTGCTACTGTGTAGGGTACTCCACCATCACCTGTGCTAGTTGTCATAGATGCTCCTTAGATTAGCAGCGTCTATGATAACATTTTTATATTGGCGTGTCAACTATTTCATCAGGGTTTTTAGGCCATACAACATTATTAGGGAAGTCTTCTTGGCTAGTAATGTCCCTCAGCGCCTGTCGATATGTAGCCCAGGCAGTGCGATCAATAGGAGCATCTAGCACCTGTGTCCAATCACTAGCAGTTAGTAACTGGTTGCGCTGACTGCGGATCTGTGCTGCTTTACTATTTAAGTCAGCAGCAATCTCTTCAGCGGTTTTATCAACAACACTAACGGTATAAACGATCCCATCTTTTTCATAAGGATTGACTGATACTAACTTCTGTGTAGCACGATCATGTGCCTTAAACACTGTTACCTTCTTAGCATTGTTCTCTGCCAAGAACTCATCGCTAGGCCCAGATGCAGAAAAGCTGGTGTTTCTAAAGATCTCTTTGTAATGTGCTACTACTCCGTCTTTATAAATAAGCATGGTTATTCCTTATTGGTCTGCAAATGCTTTAGTAGGTGCAGTAAAGTTGCTAGTATAGCGAGCCACACCTTTGGTAATGCGAAGATCGTCTATGAAACCTTTCATCGGGTCGCCAGCGGTGCGGTTGCAGCCAACATACATAACGCTGGTTTGGTTAAAGTCTGTGCTGACCGTACCTGTACCATCGTTTGTGCCACCAATGTAAATCTTGGTTTGGTTTGATCCTGTGCCTTCACGCACTACCGCAATATGATTCCAAGCGTTTGTAGTGATTGCGCCGCTAGAGGTAATAGTGCTACTTGAATAAGTAAACACAACTTTTTCTGATGAATCCAATGACACTAACCACCCAGTCGTAGAAGTTCCTTTGGCTACCAATCCTCTTGCGGAACCTATATCGCCAGTTGCAAGGTATACCCAGAACTCAATCGTGAAGTTGCCTGTGCCTAACTGTTGGTCAGGTGTGTTAGCCATTAGCAACCAATCCCAAGTCCCATCAAACTCCATAGACCCTGTACCAAACTTCTTAGTAGTGGTATCTATCTGAGCATTACCGACTGTCTCTAGGTTGTTCTTGGCGGTGCTGTCGAGGATGCCAGCGTTGGTGAAGTTGAGCAGCAGGCTGGTTCCCGAAATGTTTGTATTTGGGCTTGTAGGATTTGATGACGGGATTAAAGCCGTACCTTTATTGATGTAGATACTGCTTACATATCCCTTAAAATAATAAGGAACAGGTGCGGTGGGATTAGGAGTGCCAATAACAAGTGCGTTAGCGCCGCCATTTAATGAGTCAGAATTAACATACGTTTCACCAGCAACAGAGTTAAAATATGTTTTTATGGTTCCTGAGTCTGAAACCACAACAACATGATGCCATTCATTTGCCGATACATTAGTTGCAATTACTTTTTGAACAGTTGGCCCAAACTGACGCCACATTAATGTTGTAGGCGTGGTTGTATCAAAAGCAATACTCCAGTCTCCAGTAGTAGCGGAAAATGGTCGCTTTTGTATAATTCCAGCGCCACCTGTTTGAGTTCCAATACCATAAAACCAGAACGAAATCGTAAAGTCACCCGTTCCAAATTGAAGCGCTGCATTATCAGGAACACTTAAATAATCCCCACTCCCATCAAAATACCCACTCCCTCCATTAGTGCTGGCAGAGTAAGCAGCCGTAGGTGCGAACGGAGAGAAGGGCGTAACCTTTACATCACCGTTGCGAGTGATAGCAAATGCGTTTGTGCTGTTGTCTACAAAGCGATTGGATTGACAGGTGAGTAGGGAAGTGTTGGTGATTGCTGTTAGTGGTGTGGTGCTAGGGGTGAAGTTAGCGGTATAAACCGCAGTACCTTTAACCACCCTAAGATTAGAAATGTACCCAAAACCAGTTGCATAATCATCTATGTAGTCGCCAATATTAACTGGCACACCTGTAGGTGTATAAGTGCTAGAAGAAGTTGCGCTACTTATTTCCGTTCCATTTATGTATGTCTTAAATGAGTTTCCGTTTCGCACTACTGCAACGTGATACCAAGCATTTGCCGTGATTGTTGTTGATCCAGAAAACGTCAAAGCAAGGCCAGCGGTACTGTCAACTAAAACACCAGTAGATGTCAAACAAACCACAAAACGAGCAGTTCCACCGCCACTCCAATGCCCATACAAAACAAACCTGTTACTTGGAGAACTACCAAAAGAAACTGGGTACATCCACCCTTCAATGGTGAAATCCCCTGTACCCATCTCAAATGCGGCATTACTTGCAATCTGGAGCCTGTCCCCGCTTCCATCAAAATAATTACTCCACTCTCCCGCACCTACAGAGAACGGGCTAAACGTGCCTTGGGTGGTGTTGCCATTGCGGGTAATGGTGAAGTTGTTGGTAGAGCCGTCTAGGAACGTGTTGTTCTGCGCTCCGTTCGTGCCATCGCCGTGCAATAGCAATACTGTTTGCTTGAAGTCAGCATCAGTCTCTACTCCTGCGCCACCAACAGCAGCCATCTTTAATGCATTACTCACGGCTTGCCTACCTCAGACGCATACATTGTTGATCCTACTTTCCACAGCATAATCCAGGTATAACCAGTGGTAGCCAGCGTAGGCGCTGATGCAGTTCCACCAGCCTTCACCCATGTGGGATTCACTGTTGACCATGTAATCGTGTAAGCAGTGCCATCGTCAATACCAAGCAGCACTACCTGCCCAGCCTCAAAGTTAGTCGCTGCTGGTGTACGAGATGCACCAAGCGTCACCACTTGAATCGAGCCATTAGCAGGATCAATCTCAAAGGCAGCGCCATCAGTGATGGTGTGAACAGTATCTTTGACTTCTTTGAAAGTCTGTTGCGCTGTGAATGTTGTTGCAGTACCAGGAGCAACATAATCTGTGCCAGCAGTGGCAGCACTAAACGCAGAAGTGCCATTACCTTTGATAACACCAGTGATTGTGGTTACACCAGAACCACCATTACCAACTGGTAAAGTACCTGTAACTTGTGAGGTAAGACTTACACCAGAAAGCGTACCACCTAGTGTTAGGTTACCTGAAGATGTGACTGTTCCTGTTAATGTAATACCATTAACTGTACCTGTACCACCAACAGAAGTAACTGTTCCAGAACCAGGGCCAGTTGGACCAATAGGGCCAGTGGGACCAGTAGCACCAGTTGGACCAGCAGGACCAGTAGGTCCAGTAGCACCAGTCGGCCCAGGCACTGTAGATGCTGCGCCAGTCGGTCCAGCAGGACCAGTGGGACCAGTAGGGCCAATAGGACCACCAGACGGCCCAATAGGTCCAGTAGGGCCGGTCGGTCCTGTAGGTCCTTGAATACCTTGTGCGCCTTGTGGACCAGTGGGGCCAGTTGGTCCTACAGGGATACCAAAAGAAGAATCTGGGCCACGATAAATTGACATTATATCTCCGACTATATTAATAAGCCCCCGAAGGGGCTATATTAAACCAGTTTAGCTACAACAACACTGTAAACAGCGGTAGCAGTGGCAGTGATGGAAGAACCAGAATTATTAACAGCACTAATAGCAACAGAACCAGCACCTTCAACAGTACCAGACAATGTCAGACCATCAGCAGCAGAAGAAGCAACACCAAGAACCATGTCACCAGCAGTTACGCCAGGAACAGCAATAGTATCTTGAGCATCAGCACCATCAGCGATAGTACCAAAGTCTTTTACACCGCTAGCAACGATAACGCTAGAGAATACTCCAGGAAATTGCTGACGCGCATTAGACTTAATTTTTACAGAAGTTAAAGCCATGATGTATTCCTTTCTTTAGTTGAATTAGGGCCAGCCTTTTGAGCCAGCCCTATTATCCAAGATTAACCAGGAATGATCAGCGCAACAGCAGAGTCATCACGCAGTTCACCAACACCGTACAGAGTGTCAGCAGTCAGCAGCGTACCGAGGTACTCTTGCTTGTACTGAGTCTGAACACGGATGCCGAGTTGCTCAACCAGCACACCAAACTCAGGATGAGCCATCAAGCAGACACGGGGATTGACATCACCAGCACCAGCAGTGGTGGCGGTATCAGCGTTGGTAGAGACATATACCTTAACACCGTAGATGTCACCAATCTGACCGTTACGGATCGTGTTACCAGCGCCAGTCTCGCCAGTAAAGGCTTGCTCGGTAAACCGAGACAGACCCATCAGGGTGTTACGAGCAACAGGCGGTACGATGAAGAAACGACCAGACATCGGAACATCAGCATCGTCAAGGCGCTGAATAGCACGACGAATACCGTCATCCGTCAGAGCAGTCTCGTTACCAGTGTTGGTGTTGGCAGTTGCGTCAAACGCCGTAACGCCGTCACCACCGATGAAACCATTGCCATAAACAAA